TAAAATAATCCGTATATGGTTAAATTGGTAATAATTTAATCGTGTGTGAGGTTATCGCTATGTGTATCGGCAGCAAGCCATCAGTGCCAGCGGCACCAGAAGTTCAGGCCGCACCTCAGGAGCAGGACGCCGCTGTGGTCAGTGCTCGCGATGACGAAGAACGCCGCCGCCGCGCAGCAGCAGGCACCAAATCGACAATGCTGACTGGCGCCCAGGGCGACACCTCCGCAGCCAACACCAGCGGTAAAACGCTGCTCGGTCAGTAACGGAGCGCGCAGAGATGGCGGAAACCGAAAAAGAGCGGCTGCTGAAGCAGCTCGCACAGCTGAAGAATGAGCGCACATCGTTCGAGCCGCACTGGCGCGACCTGAGCGACTTTATCAATCCGCGCGGTTCCCGCTTCCTGCCGTCTGACGTTAACCGTGATGATCGCCGAAACACTAAAATTGTTGACCCTACCGGTTCACTCGCTCAACGCATTCTCGCCAGCGGCATGATGTCCGGCATCACCAGCCCGGCCCGTCCGTGGTTCAAGCTGGCGACGCCTGACCCTGACATGATGGATTACGGACCGGTGAAGGTCTGGCTGGAAGTCGTGCAGCGCCGCATGAACGAAGTGTTCAACAAGTCGAATTTGTACCAGTCACTGCCTGTCATGTACGCCAGCCTGGGTACTTTCGGTACCGCCGCCATGGCCGTGCTCGAAGATGACCAGGACGTGATCCGCACAATGCCTTTCCCGATTGGCAGCTATTACCTGGCAAACAGCCCGCGCGGCAGCGTCGATACCTCATTCCGCCAGTTCTCCATGACCGTGCGCCAGCTGGTGCAGGAATTCGGCCTGGACAACGTGAGCACGTCAGTCAGGAGCATGTGGGATAACGGCACGTATGAAACGTGGATCGAGGTTAACCACTGCATCACGCCAAACATCAACCGCGACAGCGGCAAGATGGACAGCAAGAACAAGCCGTTCCGCTCTGTCTATTTCGAGACCGGCGGCCACTCCGACAAGTTGCTGCGCGAATCCGGCTTCGATGAATTCCCGATCCTGGCGCCGCGCTGGGAAGTGAACGGCGAGGACGTTTATGCGTCCTCCTGCCCTGGCATGCTGGCGCTGGGCCAGGTTAAAGCCCTTCAGGTTGAGCAGAAACGCAAGGCTCAGCTGATCGACAAGGCCACTAACCCGCCGATGGTTGCGCCGACGTCGCTGAAAAATCAGCGCGTATCCCTTCTTCCTGGCGACGTGACCTATCTCGACGTGCTGAGCGGTCAGGACGGTTTCAAGCCTGCTTACCTGGTCAACCCGAACACCGCAGACCTTCTGGCGGACATTCAGGACACCCGCCAGACCATCAACAGCGCCTACTTTGTCGACCTCTTCATGATGCTGCAGAACATCAACACCCGCTCTATGCCGGTGGAAGCAGTGATCGAAATGAAGGAAGAGAAGCTGCTGATGCTTGGACCGGTACTGGAGCGCCTGAACGACGAAGCGCTCAATCCGCTTATCGACCGCGTGTTCTCCATCATGGCGCGCAAGAACATGCTGCCGCCGACGCCGGAAGTTATGCAGGGCATGCCGCTGCGAATCGAGTACATCTCCGTGATGGCGCAGGCGCAGAAATCTATCGGGCTCACCAGCCTGTCGCAGACCGTTGGGTTTATCGGCCAGCTCGCACAGTTCAAACCTGAAGCGCTCGACAAGCTCGATGTGGATCAGGCTATCGACGCGTTTTCCGAAATGTCAGGCGTATCGCCGACCGTCATCGTTCCGCAGGAGCAGGTGCAGGGCATTCGCGAAGAGCGTGCCAAGCAGGCTCAGCAGGCTCAGGCCATGCAGATGGGCATGGCAGCAGCGCAGGGTGCCAAGACGCTCAGCGAGACGCAGACAACTGACCCGAGTGCCCTTACCGCTCTCACTAGCGCAGCAGGAGCGGCGCAGCAATGACGCATATCGACGATGAAGATCGCAAAGCAGAGCTGGAAGCCAAACAGCAGATCCTCGCTCAGCGCGATATCGACGACATCCAGTTTGTCATGGGTAGCGAGCAGGGCCGCCGTGTCGTCTGGTCACTGCTGGAGAAAGGTCAGGTGTTCGGTGCCTGCTTCAACGTAGACCCGCACATCACCGCATTCAACGAAGGGCAGCGCAACCTGGCGCTGGTGCTTTTTCAGCGCGTCATGGCGCACTGCCCGGATCAGTATCTGAAGATGGCCGCAGAGGCCAGTGAACAGGAGTAACCATGAATTTATTTGAACGTTTGCTGCATCGCCGTCTTTGCAATGAGCAACCTGCTGATGGTGGCGCTGCATCGGCACCGTCTGAGCCAGCAGCGCCTGCTGCTGATGCTCCGGCACCTGCTTCTGACCCGGCTAAACAAGAAGGCGATAAACAACAGCCTGGCACTGATGGCGACAAGCCTCAGGACGATAAGCCCGCTGATGGTGATAAGCCAGCTGAAAAGCAGGACGACAAAGAGCAGAAGCAGGAAGGCGCGCCGGAGAAATACGAGTTCCAGGCTGGCGAAGGCGTTGAGCTGGATACCGAAGCTCTGAAGGACTTCGAGCCGGTTGCCCGCGATCTGAACCTGACCAATGAGCAGGCACAGAAGCTGGTGGATGCATATCCAAAAATTCTGGCCGGTGTGCAGCAGCGTCAGGCAGAAGCATGGCAGGCGCAAACAGAGCAGTGGGCGGCTGATGTTAAGGCTGATAAGGAGATCGGCGGCGATAAACTTACCGCTAACCTCAGCTCCGCGCAGCGTGCTCTGGACCTGTTCGGTACGCCAGAGCTCAAGGAATACCTGAACACAACCGGGCTTGGTAATCACCCTGAGCTGGTTAAGGCATTCGTGAAAATCGGTAAAGCCATGTCTGAAGACGGCATGGTCGATGGCAGTAATCAAGGCCAGCGTAGTGCGGCCGAAGTGCTCTATGGAAAATAAGAGAGGATATAACCATGGCTGTTAAAGGCTTAACTGCGCTGACGCTGGCAGACTGGGGTAAGCGCATCGACCCAAACGGGAAAATCGATAAAATTATCGAGCTTCTCGGTCAAACCAACCCGATCCTGCAGGACATGCTGATCGTTGAAGGCAACTTGCCAACCGGTCACCGCACCACCATTCGCTCTGGTTTGCCTCAGGCAACCTGGCGACTGCTGAACTATGGTGTGCAGCCAAGCAAATCAACCACCGTCCAGGTAACCGACTCAGTCGGCATGCTGGAAACCTATGCCGAAGTCGATAAGTCTCTGGCTGATCTGAACGGCAACGCTGCTGAATTCCGTCTTTCTGAAGACCGTGCGTTCATCGAAGGCATGAACCAGCAGATGGCTCAGACGCTGTTCTACGGCGATACCAGCGTGAACCCGCAGCAGTTCATGGGGCTATCATCCCGTTACTCCAGCAAGTCAGCTGGCAACGGCCAGAACATTATCGATGCTGGCGGTACCGGTACCGATAACACCTCCATCTGGCTGGTGGTGTGGGGTGAAAATACCGTTCATGGCATCTTCCCTAAAGGCCAGAAGGCAGGCCTGCAGATGGAAGATAAAGGCCAGGAAACGCTGTTTGATGCCAATGGCGGGCGCTATGAAGGCTACCGTACCCACTACAAGTGGGATAACGGACTTTCCCTGCGTGACTGGCGCTATGTTGTTCGTATCGCCAACATCGATGTGAGTGATCTGTCAGTGCCAGGATCAGCAGCAAACATCGTAAGCCTGATGGTAAAAGCGCTGCACCGCATTCCAAACCGCGGCATGGGTAAGCCTGTGTTCTACATGAACCGCACCGTTGCCCAGGCTCTCGATCTTCAGTCTCTGGACAAAGCCTCTCTGGCTCTGACCGTTAAAGAAACTGAAGGCGAATGGTGGACCGCGTTCCGTGGCATCCCAATCCGTGAAACAGATGCGATTCTGGAAACAGAAGCGCGCGTTGTTTAACGCCTGTCATTAACTGATGGGCCTTAACCGGCCCATAAATGGAGAAAGAAAATGATCCTCGACAAACTGTTGATGTTCTCCGAAGCGCAGGCGGTTACGGCTTCTGCTGCTTCCACCGACGTTATCGACCTGGCCCCTATCGACGGCACCCGCCGCGATATCGGCGTTGGCGAGCCTCTGGAGTTCTGGGCAAACGTGAACACCACTGCAACTGCAGCAGGTGCAGCTACCCTGAACGTCCAACTGCAGACCAGCCCTGATAACTCCACCTGGACCACGCTATACGACAGCGGCACGCTGGCACTGGCGGCGCTGACTGCTGGCAAGCGTCTCTTCTCTGCCAAGGTTCCGGCGGGAGTTCAGCGCTATCTGCGCGTCAACTACGTGGTCGGTACTGGCCCTCTGACCGCTGGCGCGTTCACCTCGGGTATTAACCTGGATGTTGACAACAACACTCCATACTACCCAATCCGCTCCAAAGTGACTGGCTAAGGTGACAGCAATGGAAAAAGCAAAATACCGCGTCCTGCGCTTATCCCATATTCACAACAACCTCTGGCCGGAAGGCTCTGAGATTGAATATGACGGTGAGCCAGGGTCGGCACTGGAGCCGATCAACGCAGCGGCAGAGAAAGCCAAAGCGGCAGCTCTTAAAAAGCGTGGTCTTGAGTTTGTTAAGCCAGAGTTGAAAGTTGACGATGGCAATAGCAATGACGATACCAGCGGTGATGACGATCTGGAGAAGCTACGCGAAGAGTATGAATTGCTCTTCAACGATAAGCCGCATCCAAATACCGGCGTCAAAACGCTCCGCGAGAAGATCGCAGAGAAGCGTGCAGAACTGGGCGTCTAAGCCTCGCGAATCAAACAGGGGGCTTCGGCCCCCTTCTTGCAGGAGTCAGTTATGGAACTGGTAAACCTTAAAACCGGCACCGATACCTATCAGGATGAGGATGGTAAAACCCAGACTCGTGATGATTATCCGTGGGGCCTGTGCATTAGCCTGGACAATGACACGCTGAACAGACTTGGTATTACTACTCCACCAGTTGGTGGCATGGTGATG